CGACGACAGGCACGGCGCTCATATCTTGATTATCTGCGTATCGCCAGCACTGAGCCTGAGCCTGCCGCGCATCATCGCCTGATGATCGAGCGGCTACAGGCTGTGGCCGACGGCACATGCAAGCGCCTGATGCTTTTCCTGCCGCCGGGATCTGCCAAGAGCTACTATGGCAACGTCATGTTTAGCGCTTGGTGGATGGGGCGCACACCCAAGGGCCAGCTATTGACGGCATCCTACGGCCAAGAGGTGGCGGACAAATGGGGCCGGCGTGTCAAAAATGTGGTGCGTACCGAGGAGCACCGCCGCGTATTTGGCCACCATGAGATAAGCAAATCGAGCGATGCCGCCAGTCGCTGGGCGGCTGTTGACGGTGGCGAGTATTATGCCGTTGGCGCTGGCGGCGCTATCACGTCATACCGCGCAGACATTGCTATTATTGACGATCCGATAAAAGGCCGCGAGGAGGCAGACTCTGCCACGATCAAGGGCAAGCTTAGGGAGTGGTATAAGTCGGATTTCTGGACGCGACTTAAGCCCAATGCCGCAGTTGTCCTGATCATGACACGATGGGCGGACGATGATCTGGCCGGGTGGCTGCTAGATGAGGCAAGAGTGGGCGGCGAGCAATGGGACGTCGTCTCCATCCCGATGGAGGCAGGCGCGCAAGATCCGATAGGACGTGCGCAAGGCGAGCGTCTTTGGGCGGATTGGTTTACGCCTGAAATGGTTGCAGAAGCCAAACGCGACCGTCGCCGCTGGTCGGCCCTGTATCAGCAGACGCCTGCGCCTGATGATGGGATACAATTCAAAAACGAATGGTTTCAAAGGTTTAGGCTTGGCGATGAGCCGCAGGGCCTCCGGTATTACATGGCGTCGGATTTTGCCGTGACGCCTGATGCTGGAGACTACACAGAGCATGGCGTCTTTGGCGTGGATCATCAAGGTAAATGGTGGCTGGTGGACTGGTGGCATGGGCAGACCACTCCAGACATCTGGATAGAGCGTGCGCTTGATCTGGCTGACAGGTGGCGACCGATGCTGTGGGCGGCAGAGGCTGGCGTGATTCGCCGCAGTGTAGAGCCATTCCTGACCCGGCGGATGCACGAGCGGCGCACGTACTGCAAAATAGAGTGGGTGGCGTCGATCAATGACAAGCCGACACGGGCAAGAGCATTTGAGGCCCGCGCTGCAATGGGACTGGTAAATCTGCCGCGAACAGAATGGGCAGATAGACTATTGGATCAACTATTGCGCTTTCCTGCTGGTGGTCAAGGTAAAGATGATGCAGTTGACGTGTGTAGTCTCATGGCACTGGCCCTTGACAGTATGCCAGCTGGTGCTTATCCTGTCGCTGAAGTAAAGCCTAAACCGCGTGACCGCTGGCGCCGTGAATCTGATAATGACGACGAGTCCAGCTGGAGGACATTATAGTGCCGATTACTGCCAATAACCTCCGCACTGCAATGACAGTGAGTTTTACCAGCACGGCAACGTCTGACGAAATGCCCGTGAGTCGCGGCTATTTCTTCGTCAAAATTAAGGGCGGAAGTGGCACTGTAGTACTTGAGCGGTACGATCCTTTGCAGGATGAGTGGGATATTGCCGATACATTTACAGTTGACACGGCTAAGAATTTTTATGAGGCCGTCGGGCACACGGCTTACAGACTGCGCTGTACTGTGTACACCAGCGGCACGATTAAGGGCACGATTGACGCACCCGCAGTGCAGGTGCCCGTTTGATGAAGACTGACATCCTCAGCAAGGTCTTGGAGTGGTACGAAGACGCGGAAGATGCGTCGCAGGATGCCCGCGAGCTTGCCGAGATGGATCGCGATTATTACGACGGGCGGCAGTGGACTGACGAGGAAGTCCGCATCCTCACGCAGCGCGGGCAGCCGCCAATCACGTCAAACCGCATCCGCCGTAAGGTCAATTATATTCTAGGATATGAACAACGGCTGCGGACTGATCCCCGCGCAATGCCGCGCACACCCAAGCATGAGGACGCCGCCAAGGCCGCGACCGACGCGCTGCGGTATATTGTGGAGAACAACAGATTCGATCGCCTCAAATCATCCGTGTTTGACAACATGGTTGTCGAGGGATTTGGCGGCTGTGAAATCAGTCTCAAGCAGTCCCGTGATGGTATAGATATTATTCTCAAGCATGTGCATTGGGACAGGCTCTTTTACGATCCACACAGCCGTGAGCGTGATTTCAGTGATGCCCGGTATATGGGGACGGTCACTTGGATTGACCGCGATACGCTGATGGCGCAGTTCCCTGACAAAGAAGACGTTATTGAGGGCACATCGCTTGACGGCAACATTGGTCAGACCTACGACGACCGCCCAAAATACGAGTGGACGACCAAAACCCGCGACCGTGTGCGAGTTGTGGCGATGTTTTATCGTGAGCCGAAAAAGGGCTGGATGCACTGCATTTTCACCAATGCGGGCTTTCTGAAAGACCCTGAGCTTATCCCGTATCAGGATGAGGACGGGCGCAATTGGTGCCCCCTGATTATGCAATCCGCCTATGTGGATCGTAACAACATTCGCTACGGCGAGGTGCGCGAGCTTATCGGGTTGCAAGACGAGGTCAATAAACGCCGTTCCAAAGCCCTGCACCTGATGACCATGCGCCAAGTGGTCATGGAGGAAGGTGCAGTTCGTGACGTCAACGACGTGCGCAAGCAGCTGTCTCGCGCTGATGGTGTAATACAGATTGCCCCTGAATTGCGGTTCGAAATTTTGCCAACCAACGACATGGCGCAAGGGCAGTTTGAGCTGTTGGCAGAGGCTAAGAACGAGATTGATCTGACTGGCGCTAACGCCGCGTTGATGGGCAAGGATCAGCTTGGATTGAGCGGTAAAGCCATTCAGGCGCAACAGCAAGGTGGCGCAACTGAGTTGCAACCCCTGATGGATGCTCTGCGTGACTGGCATCTGACTGTATTGCGCCGTTGCTGGCAGCTGGTGCGCCAGTACTGGACTGAGGAACGCTGGGTACGGGTGACCGACGACGAAAACAATTTGCGTTTTGTCGGGCTGAATAAGCCCGTGACAGCTGGCGAGATGATGCAACAGCGTTTTGAGCAATTGCCGCCCGAAGAACAGCAAGCACGGGTGCAAGAGCTACAAATGGCGTTGCAAGATCCCCGTGCGCAGCAAGTGGTGCAGACTGAAAATGAAGTCGCCGAGCTGGATGTCGATATTTACATGGAGGAACAGCCGGACATCATTACGCTGCAATCTGAGCAGTTTGAGCAACTCGCACAAATGGCAAGCGCTGGAGTGCCGATTCCGCCTGATGTTTTGATTGAGGCATCAAGCCTGCGTAATAAAAAGCAGTTACTTGAGATGATGCGCGGCAATCAGGGCCAACCTGACCCGCGCGCTGAAGCGGAAGCCCGCAAGATGGAATCCGAGACAGTCAAAAACGCATCACAGGCGCAATTGAACCTCGCCAAGGCAGGCCAAACCCAAGTGGGTAGCCGCCTAGACGTGGCACAGGCAATGCAGCCGCAACAGACACTCCCGCAAGGAGCTACCGCCGCCGGGTAATCGGGCGATCTGGCCGCCGCAGCACGGGCGAAATGAGGAAAAACGACCATGAGCACAGACCTTGATAATGACCTGTACAATGACCTGATGGCCGATGATGTAACGGAACAAGAGCCGGAACAACAGGAGCCAGAAGAACAAGTACAGGAAGAGGGCGTAAAAGAAGAAGAATCCACGCCGCCTGTGGAATCGCAAGAATCTGCTGCAAAAGATGAGCGTTTCATTCCGATCAATGCACTTTTGGACGAACGTGAAAAGCGGCAGCGTCTAGAGGCTGAATTGGCGCAGTACAAGGAGCAAGCCCAACCTGCGAAAGAGGACATCACCGAAGACGAACTGTTCAGCAATCCAGCTGCGGTTCTGAAACGGGTGCAGCAGGAAGCGTATCAGGCAGCACGTATTGACATGATCAACATGTCCGAAGCGATCCTGTTTGAAACGAAACCTGATGCACAAGAAAAGCTTGATGCTTTTAAAGAGGCGATTCAACAGAACTCCACTCTTTATCAACAAATGCTTCATAGTCCGAATCCTGCCGGGTTTGCTTACAATGAAGGCGCAAAATTCTTGACTGTAAAATCCATGCCTACAGACATGGCAAGTTACGAAAAGGAACTTCGCGCCAAGATTGAAGCAGAACTGGCAGCCAAGTACAGCCAGAAGCCTGCAAGCAAAATGCCTGCGTATATCCCGACCACTCTATCTGATGTGCCGAATACAAAACCCGGCAAAGACGATGGAGATTTTGATTTCGATTCACTCTTTGCCACATGAGGTAAATCATGGCACTTACTCGCGCCGCTACTGGCCTAATTGTTAAACAGTGGGACAGTAAATTTTACTTGGAGCACTTCCAAGAAAACCGTTTTAAGCCCTACATGGGCAAGACGGAAAACGCCCTTATTCAGGTAAACCGCCAACTGGCTGGCAATCCGGGCGAACGTGTGACGTTCGCACTGGTCAACCGTCTGGTTAACGCCGCCATTGAGGGTGACGACACCCTTGAGGGCGCGGAAGAGATTCTGGTCAGTCGTTCGTTTGAACTGGCCACCGGACTGCGTCGTCAAGCATTCCGTACCAGCGTTGTGCAGGATCAAATCAGTGCGATTGATCTGCGGAACGCCGGGCGTGAAAGCCTTAAAAACTGGGCGCTTGAGGACACCCGGAACCGTATTATTGCGGCTCTTGGTTCCATTGACGGCGTTGCTTATGGCTCTGCCACGGCAGGCCAGCGCAACACTTGGCTCACAAACAACAGTGACCGTGTGTTGTATGGTAACGCCAAGGGTAACAGCTCCTCACTGGTACACGCTACGGCTCTTGCCAACATCGACAATACCAACGACAAGTTGACGACCGCCAGCATCGACCTGATGAAACGCATGGCCCTCGAAGCCACGCCGAAAATCACGCCGATTCGGGTGAGTAATGACACCCGTTCGTTTGTGCTGTTCTGCGGAACCCGCACGTTCCGGGATCTGAAACGGGATACGACCCTTATGCAGGCGCAGCGGGAAGCTCTGCCACGCGCTAAGGATAATATCCTTTTCCGGGGTGGGGATCTGATGTGGGATAACGTCGTGATCCACGAGATTGACGACATCCCCGTTTACACTGGCGTTGGTGCTAGCAGTATTGACGTTTCCCCGGTGTATTTCTGCGGTGCGCAAGCCGTCGGTTATGCAATCACCAAAGACCTTTACACCTCGGAGGAAAAATTCGACTACGGCGCTAAAATGGGCGTGGCCGTCAATATG